AGCGCCATGAGGAACGACACCCAAGATTCAGCATCGTCCCTGTTCATGGGAGGCAGAGTTACATCCGCTTCCCACATTTGCCCATCGTAGGAATGTGTCTGCTGTTTGTATGTGAAAGGGCTTTGGGACACCGCTACAGTATTCCTAGCCCGTAGCTCAATACTAGCCATACCAATATTAGTAGGTAGGCTGAGTGGATAACTGATTGCCATTATGCAAATGCCTTCCCATAGCTTCCACCACGTCTCTTAGCGTCCAGTACAGCACCTTTAGCACTGTCTGCGATCTGTGGCATCATTTGTCGTATCTCAGCCCGTACAGTTTGTTGTACGCCTGTGGATACGTTTATGTTCTGTACGATGGTAACTCCACCAAGACCAGATTGGCTATTAGGAGTGATAGTACCGCCACCAATACCCGGAGTAAAGATTTCTGGCCCACGCTCACCAACGAGGTAACTACCTCCAGCGGCGACTGGGCCACCATTAGCTTTGCCACCATTCAGGGCAGTTCCTATAGCACCTACAATACCACTGGATTCTACTATTCTTTCCCCACCTGTTCCAACGCTAGTGGAGTAACCGCCAATCAACTTCTTTAAGACGTACACTTTGTACAAGTCCTTGATGATAGAAGCAGCCATAGATTTAAATGCGTCCTTAACTGACATAGTACCGTCAACCATAGACATGAAAGCGTTAGTCATATTGCTTTCAAGGCTCTTAGCCAAGTCGTTCATTTGCTTCTCTAGTGGAGTAAGCTGCTTGAGCAACACAAGACGTTTACGATCTAGGTCTTCTTGTTTCTTGGTTGCTTCAGCTTTGTCAAAGGCTGCAAGTGCCTGACCTTGTAAGCTACGAAGGTTCATCACCAACTGTAAGCCTTCATTCTTAAGTGGGTCTATCCCACGCTCCCGAAGATCGTTGGTTAGCTTTATAAACGCCACTTTTTGTTGGGCAAGTAACAGCTCTCTGCCAGTCAAACCTACGGTAATCTTTTGAAGGTCATAAGCCTTACCTTGAGTATCGTACCACTTCCGGTTTTCAGTCTGAGCTTTCTTGATGGCAGTGATAGTTTTAAGTATAAAGTCAGCACGTTTTTTAGCGTTAGCTATCTGGTCTTTCTCCAGTTGCACTGCATCCTTTTTACCTTGTTCAATCGCATCAGCTTGGGCTGTGGCCCTATTGGTAGCCTGTTCAAGCGCCCTCAAGGCGGAGTTCTTACTGTCGATCTGCTTTTGTAGAGTGTCTATCTCTTCCTGTATGTCTTTGTTTATGTTTTTCCAGCCCGTGTTGTAATTACGGTCACCCTCTTGGGGGTTGCTTTGTAGTTCCATCATCTTTTGTGCCAGAAGGTCTACGTCAGATTGCAACGCAATTCTAGCTTTGATGAACTCTGGGCTAAATCCAGTTCTAGCTGAGGACAGTGCTGTTTGAGCATCCGTAAAGGAACTCATAATGTTGTCCATTGCAGTCTTGACTTTTTCGGCGGTATCCTCCGCTTGCTCTCCAGTATTCCAAAGAGCAGTCACGAGGCCACCCAATACAGCAATACCAAGACCAATAGCAGCCCCCCAAGGACCAGCGAAGAAGCCAGCCAACTGGGAGAACTGTTGGGTAAATGCAATTACGGGGTTCTGTCCAGCTTGTATCTGAACTATGAAATCCTGTAACTGGTAACCCGCTTGCTGTGCAGCTATCTCTTTGCGGCGCATTGCTTTACCGCTTGAGTTTACCTTGTTGATGTACTGATCTAACGCTTTGCCACCCTCTTTCGTAGCTGTGCGAAGTCGTAGTATCTCATCGTTAAGTTGTTTCTGGCCCTTACGCATAATGCCAGCACTGATGTTACCAGCTTTCTGTTGGTCGCTAAGATACTTAACTTCCTTCTGGAGCATGTTTAGTCGCTTGGTAGCTTGTACAACAGGTGTATCATTAGTCTCAAAACCAATGATGTATTTAAGGTCTGCTCTAGCCATTTATAGCTCCTAAGTACGATGTGTCCAGCCGCTTTACGGCAGCAATGTCTCTTGCGTTTAGAGGGGTGTGTGTAATTTCCATCCAAGCCTTGATCTCTTGATACGACAAGGGGTTTACCGACATCCCACTAGAACGGCCTTTGTTCAAGTCCAGAAATGCAGACCAGATATGAGAGACCCCCAGTGGAAATGACGGCCCCTCTAAATCCTTGGGTGTAACACCAGTTTGGTTTTCTACTTGCTGTAGATGCTCTCTTTTAGAAACTCCAGACTGATCCACTGCGGAAAGACTAAACTCGTGTTCAGCATAGTCTACCAACTGCGAGATCAGTCCTTCATAAAATCCAGCGAAGTAGCAAGTGCGCTCTCCAACTGTTCTCTGATCCAGAAAACTTCTGTGTAAATCTTACGGGCAGTACCCTCTGTAAGCTCTGGTTTCTCTCCATCAAACGTGATGTTCCAAGACTTAGTTGTTTTGGATAGTAGCGAGAGAGTTGACTCCTCAATCTCAGCCGACTTGAATTTAGCTACATCTTTAGCAGACATACGGTTCAATCTATCATCTGTCAACTCGTACAACGCACCCTTATACTCTGGAGAGTGTTGTGCGTACATTACAACGGTCATTGGTGTGTCGTCATCGTTTTGTAAAACTTCGTGAGTAGATGGGTGAAACAGGATCACCTCTACTGTATTACTCTTCGGAGTAAGGTCTTTTAAATCCATTGTCGGGTTTCCTTATCGGGATGTCGGGTGGGAAAATGGGGAGCGTCAGACCCGACACCGACACTCCCCGCCTGTAGCTACAGGATTCTTATGTGCGTGTAATACGCAGATTTGTTTCTTCTGTCTCGTCACGAAGTGCGACAAATGACAGGGCGATAACACGGCTAGTTGGTCCGTCTACGCCTACATCAGCAGAGTTGATCTTACAGCGTGGGAAGAAGAACTCCATAGTGTTCGGTGTGCCTTCGTTGTCGCCAACTGTGACCTTCAGGGAAGTCTCTGTCTCGTTAATGAAGCGGTTCAGAAGTGACGCATCCTCAAAGTAAGCTGAGATAGAACCTTCAACTACAGCGTTACCAACCTCAAGGGAAGGTGCGCTATCGTCGCCAACTACGAATGTCGGAGCGAAGCCATTGGTAACTGTGAAGTCCATTGCTGTAACGATAGCAGCGACTGACCCACCAATCTCCAAATCTCCAGAGTAAGAGTCGAAAGGTGCAGCGCCTGTAGAAGCATCCTGTGTCTTCTCTGTAGTAGAGATTACCATGTCTTTACCGACAATGCCGAATGTGCCAGTTACCATTGCGTTAGGTGCAAGAGCGACAGACAAGGTGTTTACTGAGCAACCTGTGAACAAACGAGCTTGGTCGATGTCAGCTGCATAGTCCTCAATGGAAAAATACTTTGGTACTGTACCTACTTTGAGTACGTTAGCGTCCCATGTGTTAAGCATAGCCGCTTCAAGGAAGTCATCGTAATCTGTGTCACGAAGGTCAGCTGTGATGTCACCAGTTACTTGACGGTTACCGTGACGGTCTACGCGAGACATGCGGTCAGCTTGGATGTCAGTACCCTCGACACGATCTTTTGTCATGTTCAAAGAGTGGGAAGTGAAAGGCAAGTTTTGGAAGTTACCAGCTGGTGTCGTGCCGAAAGTGCTTTCGACGATGTACGACAGACTGGAACGTGAACCCTGTGCAAAGGCCATATTGTATTCTCCTAGAATTAGTTATAAGCATACCAACCGATGGTAACTGGGACAAAGTACCAAGGGCTATCCAAGAACCCACGCTCTCTTTGTACATAGTCAATAGAAACGGTTATGTTGTTGTGGTTAAGTGATGTAGTAGCTTCAAACGCATTGACTACGTTATCAACCATTGTTTGGGATGCGGAAGGGCCATTGCCTTCTGGTGCATAGCACAACAGTCTAAACAGACCATCGTATCTCTGTTGTGGGTTAAGTCCCCTTACAATAGGAACCCTAGATATGGGGATGTGTTGTACCTCTATGTAGCTCTGACCCGTAGTTGGATTGAACGGTACATTCTCGTAGGCCACCTGTGGCAGGTTTGCTACATTACTTAGTTGTAGTTCTAAGGCAGCTCTAATGCTGCTATCTGCGTTTGACACTTGATGATCCCCCCAAATAAGCCCTCACACCATGCTTTGCATCTACATACTCCGCGTGAGGAGAGTTGTTTCTAAGAACTATGGTAGAGGTTGATCCCTTCAAGTCCGCTTTGTCTAAGTCTGATAGGAGAAGTTTGTAACCCTCTCTTGCCTTAGCACTCTTGTTCTGCCTTCTAGGAAGTCCGTGTGATGACTTGCCCCTTGGCCTACCCCTACCGACAGTAAATGAGAAGCTAGTCACAAAGGCACCTGTGTCCACAAAAGGCTCAGAGTAGTTAGTTACAGCATAAGCTAACGAGGCTAGGGCTTTCTTCTTGTCTCTTTCTATCTGTTCGTCGAGACCTCTTATCTTGGCCTCAAGGTCAACAGAGACAACTGTTTTAATAGACATTACTCAGATACCTCGCAGATGTAACAGACGATAGTACCAGCATTGTAGAATGTGCTAACACGGTTTATATTCACCACATCACCGACACCAGAAATTTGATCTCCGTCGTCTGGAGTTGTCCCAAGGCCAAGGTAAGGTATAACACAACGTCTTGAGCCACGTCGAATGTCATCTGTGAGTATCCCCTCTACATTGTCGTACATATAACCAGTGAACTGGAAGTCCTCTGTACTAGAAGTAGCAGTACCTGTAGCGGGATCGTAAGACCCTGTGGTGGACTTAATAAGGATCATAGGAGAACCGTAGCGTTCTACCAGTTTAAGTAAGTTGTACGCTCTCATGGTGGCCCGTCCTTAATCGTATTTGTACTCAGCTTCGTCGATCTTGAATTGGTCTTTGGTGAACTCAGGCTTAACACGATTTGTGTTAGCTCTAATTCCGTCTACTGTGGATACCCTGATGCCGCCAGCTGCGATACCAAGACCTCCTAGCTTCGACCCTTGATACTCTAAGTTATCAGCTAGTGAGTTGTAGTGATCTTGTAGTTGAGAGGCACTCTCTTTTAAAGCACCACTAATATCGCTGTCTACGTTCCGTGAGTACTTCGCCGCTATTGTGCGACACATCCAAGCGCCTGCACTATAGACGTTGTTGTTAGCTTGAGCTAGACCGAAGACAATCTCTTCATCTTGCACTTGTTGGTCATTGGTGTCTGTATCACCTATTAGTAACCTTACAGCGTTTAAACGACCAAGTGTGTCGTCTGTGTTAAGGTTGCCTTCATCGTAGCTCCAAGCCATTAGTCGTTCTCCAACTGTCCATATGTTCTGCGCCAACTACGGATCAGTCCGCGTTGCTTTTCAACTATCTTAGACTTCTTACACTTCTTGCGATCAAACTCAGCTTGGGAAGTTGTCTTAGCTTTAACTTTCTCATTGATGGAGTTAACTACGCTTGTTAGCGACTTGACATCAAGAGCTTCTAGTCCGTCACCAACTTTGGCTTTGTCTTCCAACTCGCCGTTGTGGTAAAGGTATCCATTGTTGTACAGCATTTGTACATTGTTAACATCCGAAGATAGCTCCCTCCAAGGGTAATGTTCTTGTATCTTCCAGTCTCTATTTCTGGCATTAAAGGCTATCTTTACGAATACGGGTCGGTCATATTGAAATGGCATCATCGTCGGGGTTCCTCGTGTAAAAGTGGTGGGGACCACTAAAGCCCCCACCAAAGTTGTTTAGGCTACTACTGTATCGAAGAAGTAACCCAAATCAGCGCCAGTGACTTTCATGTCATAGGCCATTTTAACTTGGATGTGTTCAGCAACTTGCTGACGCTTGAGTGCATCGTCAGAGAAGCTCTCTACGGTGATGCCCAAGTTGTTTGCGCCGGGAACATTGTTCCATGCGAATGTGAGACCAGCGGCAGGGGTCATCAGACCAGCGCCTTTTGGACCGTGTACCAACAGGGCATGTTTGCCACCGATGAAAGAGTTGCTTTCCGCTACGCCTTCAACGCTGTCGTTTTTCACAGCTTCCATGACGTAGAAGTTTTCTACCTCAAAGATTTCAGCCAACTTAGCGTCAGTGATGAGTGCTGTGTTTGCTACAGTTGCGCCACCGTTCAGACGGGCAAGGATAGCTGGGTGGTTAATCAGAACGTCACGAACTTCTTTACCAACAACCATTGTGTTTGGCTTGAAGCCACCAGATTTCAGCTGCATAGTGCGGCGAGCATTGGTAACGTCTTGGATTGGTGTGCCGTCTGTGTAATCTGACCACAGGTTAGCAGGAGTTGATTCTGAACCCCAGATAGATGCAGCGAAGAAGTTTGCAGCGAACTGCTCTTCACGGTGGATCATCAAACGTGTTGCCAAAGTCTGTGCGCCAGCTGAACGGATGTCCAGTGCTGCGTCTTCGTTTGCCAAAGTCTGTTGGTCGAAGTCCATGCCCAAGCCGAATACGTCAGCGTAGTAAGAGCTATTGGAGATCGACATGCCGATGCGGTTAACTTCTGTGCGTGGAGCCAGAGCTTTAACATCGCCAGTACGGTTCATGTTGTCGCGGTCATAGATGTAGAACTTGTCGGACTGACGTTCAACGCCTACGACAGGAAACACTTTGTCCGCAATGAAGTTAGATTGGTCTTGAGCAAACGCCAGAGTGAGGTTTGTCAAGGGTTGGTCCAGATGGACCGAAGATGGTGTCAAAAGTGGCATTATATTATTCCTTCAATGCTTGGATTAGGCAGGTACTACGTTGCCGCCTTGGATCATTTCGATTTCGATGATCTGACCGTCTACGCCAGCTTCACGAGCGTAACCAAGAACAACATCACCAGCGGCAGCAGTCAAAGCAGTGCCATCAGCACCAGTTTGAACTTGAGCGCCAGCAGCAATAACACCACCAGCTTCTACCATGACGGAGCCATTGACACATACTGTGACAGCTTTACCAGCTGTAGCGCCGGAGATACAAACGCCGATAGCGTTCTCACCAGCTGCGTCTGCCAGATCAACTTGACCATCGGCTTCCAGAGTTACGAATTTGAATTGTGCTGCGGAGAGGTCTTCCCCTGCAACGAAAGTGCGGTTGTCGCGAGATTGCATAACAGCCATTTTTATTCCCCTTTGTAGGATTTAGTGATTAGAGCTTTACCTTCATCGGTCTTTGCTACGGCAGCGTATGCTTTAGCGTAGTCACTCTTTTTCATTGAGTTGGTGTCCATATGGGACTTTACAAGTGCATCAAGTTTGTCAGCTGCGGTAGTGAACTCACCGTCAACATCGGACTTGCCTACTTCTTCCATCGACGCACCAAATGCAGTATCAGCTGCTTTGAGTACACCCATGATCTCTTCGTTAGCCTCGAAAGACTTAACAAGTTCTTTTGCAGCTGCTACGTCAAAGTTGGGAAGGGCTGCTTCCGCCTTGGCAGTCAGTTCTGCGTCTGCTTTAGCAACCTCAGCGGCTTCAAGAGCCTTCAAGATTACAGCAGGAATGTCAGCTTTGTTGATGCTCTCACCATCATACTCGACAAACTCTTCTGGGGCTTTCTTCTCAATGCTATCAGCACGGATCACATAGCCATTTTCAATAAGAGCTTTACGCATGTTCTGGTTATCGGCTTTGAGGCGTTCAACTTCTTCTGCGAGAGGGTTAACCTCTTCAACAGCTTCAACCTCAACAGCTTCAACTTCGTCTGCTTTTTCCATCTCAGGGGCGCAGCCAGCACATACTTTTTCAGCAGTACAATCTGCACACTCTACTTTGTCAGTCTCGTAAGACTTTTCTGTTTCTTCTGTCATTTCTTCTCCGTTGGAGTTGTCGCGCTTGAATAGGGAGACCATTGCCTGAGCATTGGCAGGACGATCTACCAAAGACAATTCGTCCAGTTCAAGCTGTTCTAAAAGGTTAGCCATTAAACTCTTCCTTCGTTGCTCTGCCGCCAATGCTAAAGGCAGCTAGTTCACCAGATTTGACCCTAGCCCAAACGTCATCGTTATAAACTTTAAACGCGACAATCCAGCCCTCACGGTCACTCTGTATGCCAAGGCTATCACCAATCTCTTTTGTAATTGGCATGGAGTGGATAACCGCCCCAATCTGATCTCCTGTGTGCATCTCTTTACCTACACGAACATGCTCCATAAACTTGTTTACGGCACGGACTAACGTGTCAGGTCTAATTACATCGCCTTGGCGGTCAATCACTGGTTCACCCTTTTCGGTTACTACAGAGGCCCAACCATAGACCATGCGTTGTTCATCGTCGGCCTTTAGGATTTGGCCTGTTATATCTTTTGTCATACTACCCACGGTCATTAGTCTAAGTCCTCTTTGATGATGATAGTGAAGTACCCATTGTTAGGAAAGGTCTCTACTGTGTTATCCCCGTAAGTAACTTCGATCTCACCGTAGTAAGTCCCGGCAGTGTCTGTGTCAGAAGATTGCCACTGATACTCTACTATACCGTTTATAGCATCCACTATGGTTGCAACTGCATCTACCTTCAGAGAACTTGCTCCGAAAGCCTTCATGTGAAAACGGGCGGAACAACCTGCTAGGCCAATAGCGTTGCCAAGAGCATCTGTAAGAGTGACAGACAACTTAGGTGAAGTGTCGTTTGTTTTAATCCTAAAAGCCATTAGCCTACCTTAACATTGTTGTTGTTTCCGAAACTGACAGAGTTTCCGTTAGCCCCGTTTACCATATTTCCTATGCGCCTCTGACGCATGTTAACGACCCTAGCTAGGTCAGCGTTGTAGTATGGCTCACCCAGTTCTGGAGGTCTGGAGATTAGCTCTTCCATGTAGAACAGGTGGTCGCCAACTTTAAGCGCCTTATCTACCACAGGCACACCAGTGGAAATGTTGCCAGTGGATAGTACGTTGTTCTCTGTGAATGGGCCAAACGGGATGATTACCGCACCAGTGTTTAGGGTGCCAGTATCGAAGGTCTCTTCTTCCGACATACTGTTGGCTGGTAGCTCTACAGCCCCAGTGACCAATTCAGCGGCGTAGAAGCTCTCTTCCTCTTGCATCGTATTGTCTGGTACGGAAGGCGCTCCAGCTTCAAGTACGACAGAGGATAGTTTGTTGTCTTCTACGAAGTCAGCACTAGGAGTTACAGGGGTGTCAGTCTCAATGTCCCTAGCTACGAATGTTTCCTCTTCAAACATCGTATTGTCTGGAAGATCAACCGCGCCAGTCTCAATAGCTACAGCATCTAAAGTCTGACCTTGGTTAAACCCAGAAGTACCGTTGACAGGGCTTCCTGTTTCCAGTGTTCCAGTGGAGAACGTCTCGTCCTCTTGCATAGTATTAGCTGGAAGGTCTACGTTTCCAGTAGCAAGCTCTCCGGTGGAAAGTATGTTGTTCTCTGTGATGTCTGCCGTGTCAGTATCTGCGGAACCTGTAGCAAGCTCTCCAGTGGAAAGCGTCTCTTCCTCAGACATTGTTATGTCGTCAACAACTACTTCACCAGTTACTAAATCAAAAGTGTTTAGGACTTGACCTTGGTTAAAGGGGGCGGCTTCAAGTAACGGAGACCCGGTTGTCAAAGTCTGTGCAAATACTTCATGCACTTCTGTGAAGTTAACGCTATCTAAAATAGGAGTGGCAGTAAGCTCACCAGCTGAGAAACTCTCTTCTTCGTTAAAGAGTGCATTATCAACAGTTGGTGAGTTACCATCAAGATTTAGTGCGTTCAGTGTTTGACCCTGATTGAACCCGCTAGTATCTAGGGTAGGTTGACCCGCCGTGACAAACAAGCCACCTAGCGTCTCTTCCTCAGACATGGAGTTAGCAGGTACAATCGCAGCACCAGTAGTTATGGCACCAGCTGTTAGTTCGTATTTTTCGCTACCAGCACCAGCGAAGGTGGCGGCTGCAAAAGGGCTGGTTCCAAACATCTAATGCTCCTAGTTCTCGTCACCCTCATAACGGGATGTCCACATAGTAAGGGAATACTTAACCCCAGACTGTAGCTCATCGACATAGTGTCCATGTGTTACTTGTGCAGGGAACAAAATGCAGCTTCCAACAGGTACATCTAGGTTGGTAAACTTTTGTCGGGGGAAGTAGAGAGTAGCACCTTCGTAGTCATCGTTCAGCTTAACACTCCCTGTAACCAGAGATGCGTCAGTGTGAAGCCCAAGAGATGTCTGAGTGTCCATAGCGTAGCGCATAGTGAAAGCATCACGCAAACCCATGTACTGTAGAGGTTGCCAGTGCTTCTCGCATATCTTAGCTAACTTGTCTTCCCAGAGCTTCTGGTAATCTTTCCAAAGACCTAACTGTTTCAGTCTGATCTCTTGTGCTGGGAACTTATCTCCGTCCATGCTAGACCAAGAACCAAGCTCATCAGACTTTCGTATAAGGTCTTTACACTCACTCTCCGTAAGAAGCTCAGTGACTAGAATTTCATCCGCTACCTCGTTGTACAGCAGCGACAAGATAGGCGCTGACGCCACTGGTTCGTAGTAGTTAAACTGATTAGCTAACTGGTCAAACCAGACCTTAGCTTGTTCTCCACCGTTACCATGATAGGTACAGGGAGCGCAGATAGGACCAAGTAACTCATCACCTAACTTAGTAACACTTGGGTCATCATTCTGGAAGATGTACGCTTCGTGATCTAGTGCTACCTTTAAGGTTGTTACCATTAACTCAGTCTGACAATACTGTTGATCGTCCAACCCTTCGGCTTCCATGTCATGTAGCCAAGCTGCTCGCGAGAAGAAGTTGCTTAACGCACCAGCCCGTCCAATGTACTGGCCACTGTTAAGGTACTTGTAATGCTCCCGTGGGAATTTTCTATCGAACCTGTTTTGTAGCTCTTGATTAGGGGGCCAGAAGTTGTCCTCTGCGCCAAACAAGATGTCCACATTGAAGCCTAGGAACCGATTCAAGATCTCTTGTGGCGTCTTAACCAAGAAGGTGTCATACCCATCCATGAACAGGACGACATCATCTTCTGGTAAGTCTAGCAGGGCTTCTGCGACCATCTTTAGTTTAGGCATACCAGCGTGACCCTCCATAGGATCGTACCAATCAGAGCCTTCGCCAAGGTTAGTTACCTTAGCTCCAAACCTGTCAGCAGACTGCTTCAATGCCCACATCTTACTCTCGTCTGTGGCGACAGTAAGGAGGTGTAATGTGTCGGGTTTCATAACTTCGGTATCCTCTATGGTGCTAGGTCGGGTTGACCGTGGGATTTGAGTAACAACTTCTTTCGGGTAGAAGTAATTGCTCTTGTCTTTTAGCTTCATGGGAACCCACTCATCAACCGGGATGATCTGGTCCTTAAAGCCTTCTATCAGCAACTTTGCTGTGTCTGGAGTTATTGCGTAGGCGTGGCAGTTGTACCAATAGCCCATATCGTTCCAGCGGTATCCTAACCAAACGCTGTCGTAATCATTAAGCAGCCAATCGACTTGATCTGGGTTGATCTCATCGTAAACAGCGTCCTCCTCAAGGATGATACCGTTTAAACCACTTTTGGCTACCTTCTCCCATACCCGTAGGTGGCTCACTGAGCACCCAAACTCACCTGTAAGCAATGGTCGCTTATGGATTGGGTCTTCCCACACTGTAGAGGGCTTACAATTAGTCTCAGACACTACTTGAGGCCATGACTTACCTCTTGCATCATATGCCGATCCGTATAAGGAGATTTGATATACTATCATTCCGGCTTAGTGAACCAAGTTAAACATTTTAAATTACCAAACATAGAAGATCAGTCTCCAGTACGAAGTAGTTGTACCTACATAATCAGCGCCTGTGTTCTGTATGTTTGAATCGTCAATAGAGTATTTGATATAAGTAGCGTTTGCCCATGAAACATACCCCCTAGAACCATCGCCATCCACCATGCTGCCCAAGAAGATTTCATCTCA